TCCAGTTTATCCGCCCATGAGTTTTGGCCCGCACTTCTTAAAGTATCTCGATGAGTGTTCCACCCCGCCAAACTTCCTCCGCTTTTAGCAGAATTTATAATACTCATTCCTGCAGTATAAGCGGCAGGAGGAGAAAAGTTAGGAACATACCCATGCGCGGCTGTAATCCTTTTCGCCCCTTGTGGTAAACCTCCGTTAGCTCGAACCATATCAGGGTTAAATATAGCCGATCCTCCTTGCGCAAAGTTAGGTACCACATATTCTCCAGTATTAGCTACCATGCTTCCTCGCATTCCGTTACCAAAAGCAAAATTCGGAATATGGACGGGTCTCGACCCTGTACTTACACCTCCTACACCCCTCCTAATATCGCTAGCTTCAGCGCCCATACCGGGAACATACCCACTTGCCCCGCGTCCAAATGCACCTCTTCCGCTAGGAGTTAACGCTCCCATTTTATTGGTGGTCATTCCCGCGCGTAGCAAATTATCAGCAATTGCTTTGGTGGTAGCGGCTTGACTCTTGAAAGCGGTTTCTGCTTTTTGAGCTGCACCCATTAAAATGCCAGCTTGGGTAGCTGCGTTACCCGTAGCGGCAGCAACTTGTTGTGATAAAGCAGCATCGTTTGCCAACATCGCGGTAATCGATGCCTCTAGTTGCGCCCTTTTTTGCGTTTCCGTAGTGATACCTACAAGAGTCGGGAGTGCTTTGGTAATATAACCTACGGTTTTAATAAAAGCGGTACCTACAACGGCCAATGCCGCAACTAAGCCGGGTCCGGCCAACACATTGCGAATGCCTTTTAGAACTCCATTAGCAAGGTCGGACCCTAACCCCTCTCCATCTATTATATTATTTGCTCCCTCAACTAAATCTTTGAACGGTGCAAGTAAGCCTCTAGCGATAGGCTCAAAAGTTACCTTGCCCACATTCTCTTGGAGGCGTACGAGTTCCGTACCAGTTTGAGATATTAAAGCGCTTAAAGTTTTATTTAATCTAGCATTAGCCAGATCAGCTTCATTAGTGGCTTGCACAGAAGTGTCAAGAGCTCGATTATAGACCTGTGTATTGCTATTCAAATCTTTAACAATAGCAGACAAAATATTAGCTTGGAAAACGCCAGCTACTTGCTCACGCAAATACGCTTTGCTTGAGTCAGCTAACCCGTCATAAGTTTTGGCAAAATCCTGTAATATAGACATAGCTGGACGAGTAGAACCTTCTACATCTCGAACAGCTACCCCGTAAGATTCTAATGCAGTTAAAGTGTCTGTACGCTGCAAACGTGTAAAAATTGTTTTTAAGGCGTTACCAATAACAGCGCCACCTCGACCGGTTTGCTGTTGAACAGCGGCAATCATGGCATTCAGCTCATTAAAATCCACCTTCGCATCCACAGCTGCGGAACCTACTCGCCCTAAACCTTCCATTAAATCACGAGCGGAAACAGCAAACTTCGTTTCCACCGCCACAAATTTATTCAGCGCTTCCGTTGTTGTTAAAGAGCTTTGTTGGAAAGCATTCACCGTTGCGGTTAAAGCACTTACCGCTTTATCTGCGTTCACTCCCGTTAGACGAACCAAAGTTAAAGCATCGTGAGTTCTACTTAATACCTCATTTAATGAGAGACCTTGACGAGCAAACTCCAAAGCTCCCTTGGCTGCATCATCAAAACCCGTAGCGGTCTTTTTAGAAAGGTCAAATAGAGAAGAGGAAAATTGCTCGAACTGCTTATTAGAAATTCCCAGAATACGATTAATATCCGCAAATTGTTTTTGTACATTAATGGTGGTTGCTGCTAACTCTTTAAAAGCGCGAGTCATACCCCCAATAACTGCCGTTGAAGCTCCAAAAGCAATAACGCGAGCGTTAGAGGCAGCTAATGCAGATTCAAATTTATCCAAATCCCCTGTAATACGCCCCAGAGGCTGGCGAAAACCCCTTTCGTCTATTTTTAACTTTAATTTGTTTCTGCCCGCAGTGGAACGGTTAAAGGAGTCAACTCCTTTTTGCACAGAATCCACAAATTTTTTATTATTAATTACAGCGTCGAGTTTAACCATGGTGCATTACTTTGTAAAATATACACTTTTTTCAATCCTTTTTTCGCGCTATGTCATAGTTTCAAGCAAATCTTTCATATCCATACGACCCCCCTTCTCTTTAAGCATGTCACTCAAACTTCTTCCGGACGGATTGGGCTTATGCCCTAAATATTCGTAATCTTCTTGGGTGGCACCCACAATAGTAGAAGCCCCATCTTTATCGAGGTTGTTTGTAAACTTTTCAGCTTTATCTTGAGCATTAACATAATCAATGATTTTGGTGGGGTCTTTTTTGATCTGATCAGGCATTTTTGGATAATTTTCAAAAATATTTTTAAACATGCGGGTAAAGACAATTAATTTAACTTGACTAGTAGAAAGCTGAAATAACGGCTTATTGTAAAAGTTCATTACATTATCAGAAAAAGGATAACATGTACTATAAAAGTCTTGCAATGCTAAAGTTTGAATGTGAAGATCTGAAAAAACTGTTATAGTATTATTATATAATAAAACAATTTCTCGTAATTGCGTTGCATTTAATTCGTCTACTTGCTCTACAGAAAAAAGAGGCTTTTTAAATTCTATATCATTATAAAAAGAATTTAATACATAATAATCACTAACACGACTTTTAGCATAAACCTCGCAAGTTTGTCCAATCAACCCCTCTTTAACTCCTTCTAGGTTGAAAAGCTTTATCTGGGCTTCTTCTAATTGTTTTTCATTTGCTTGAAGATCTGTTTTTAAATAAAGTGATTTGCGTGAAGTCTCCAAACCCTTCATATAATCTTTATGGGTTTGCAACTCCCCTTCTTCGCTATCGCCCCACAGCCCCTCCTCTTTGAGCCGTGCTAATACCTCATCTCGAGTAGGTAAGCCTCTTTTTTTAGCTTTTTCAAAAAATTTTTCATCTAACACCTCAAGATCAACTTGATCGAGTGCCGATAAATGCTTAATAAAAACTTCTTTTCCTTCAAAGTCTACACGGGAGTAGCCACATACAATATCGCGAAATAAATAACGATAATTAACCTTTTGCTGGTTCGAGCTCACGCACTAATTTATCAAATTCATCTTTTGTTGGGGTGGTTTGACTGAAATACCAATAGCTTGTGAGCGCAGCTAACTTAGCTTGTATTAGCTTAAAGAGTTCGTCCTCACCCTCATCTTTAGCATAGTAATTATCAATTTTTTCCTCAAACTGCTCTCCTAGAAAGAAAGGTTCTGGAGCCTCCATATCTTGTGTTTTGAAATGAGTAAGATGTAGTATGTACCACAAAACAGTACGATTTTGAGCTTTTATATCCGCCGTATGATTGAAGAGGCTCTGGTAAGAAGACTCTAGCGTAACAATATTTCTTCTCGTTAAAGCTATTCTTCCATTTATTTCTTTTTCTTTATCACTCAGGCCGCTCTCTTCTATGACCCCCCCGGTTTTAAGCCCCAATTTAGCTGCTTCCGATTCAAGGTCAGAAAGCTCTCCATAAAGCTCAACCAGTCTGTCCGCATCCTTATCTGTTAGTACTCCCCCTGTATCGGAATATTTCTTAGCCAGCATAGCTTTGGTAAGAATTCCTTTTTTTATGCAACGGCTGATCTCAATAGAATACTCCATATCCGCTTCCTCTAATTGGCGACGGCCCGGCTCTTTTAATATTATGTCGTAAGGGACTTTTTCCTTAACTTTACTAGATATCTCAATATCCTCTTCTTTCCCTGTTTCGGGATTTTTGCGTTTTTCCTTTGTTTTTTTCTCAACTTCGCGCTCTAGGTCGACTTTGAAACTATAAATAGACTTCATACCTTATAAATTATGCTTTTAAAATAAGTTTTTTCTAAAAGATTTTGAAAAAGTGTATATTAATAGCATGGCAAGCCTTTTAACAGATGCAGAAAAGACAACCTGCAACAACGCAATGGACGATCTTCACGATACTTTTGCGAGAGACGTAACTGTTTTTAAAGATGCGATAGTTACTGTTTCATCCCCCAGCCAATCTTATAACACTATTTATGGCAACGCAGGCGCAACCACCCCTGTTACGTACACACCTCAATCTTCTACGGTTTCCGCAAGAATACTTTATGGTAAAAATTATGATGAAGATTATTTTGCCGCCAGTCAATCTGATTCCCAATTAAAAATCTTTTTGCCTGAAGGCCAAGTACGAATGATATTTAAAGCAGCTGATTATGATACGGTATCAGAAGCAAAGCGAATAGAATTTGACAGTCAAAAATTTGCCGTTAATAGTGACTTTCGAGCTCATGGAGTATTTGGGGTAAAATTCTACACCATCTATCTCAAAAGTGTAAGTTAAGATGGCATATTCAACAAAATCAGTCAGCAGCAGAACTCTCGCACAAGTGCAACGAGCCCTACCCCAGCAAATGTCTTACATTAGACAGCTTAAACAAACGATAAAAGAAAGGTTAGAAGAAAAACAAAAAGAAATGCTTGCGAAATTTGATAAACATCCGGTCACCCAAGAAATTGCCGGAGGTGCAAGTGCCACCAATATTAGCGGCACTCTGGGAGGAATAGGAAATTTGTTTACCTATATAGGTTTTGATGCTGGAGATAAGCCCCTTTCTGCGCTCAGGGAGCTTTTAGAAAAATATGAAATAAGTTTTCACCATATTAAATCTAAGAGTGTCGTCAGCATAGAGCTTCCCACTAAGGAAGAGTTATTTAAGGCAACTCCTATGCCGTGGGCTACAGGAAGGAGTTGGGCCAAAGGAATAGAAACTGGTATTTCTGGCTTAGGGCGCTACCTTTCAAATAGTCGATCCCCTCGATCGCGCTCTGGAAAAGGAATACAGGTAAAAGGGCAGATTCGAACCGGTAAATTTCACAATGTATCTTATTTAACTTTAATACTAAAAGACTATTATAAATCAATCGAAAAGCTCGAAAAAGGCGATCTAACATGAAACCACTTTATCAACATAAACTCTTAACTAGCTTTTATCTATGGTTCGACCACTACCTATTAGATAAAGGAGAAGCCTATAAAAACTTCCAAGGCACTGACTTTTACAATTACTCTGATGAGCGTATTCAAAACAAGACAGTCTTTGGTTCTCCTTATAAGCAATGGGTTTATGATAAAAGTATAGAGAACGCTGTAATTCCCACTATTAGCGGGGAAGCTGGCTCGCTTACAAACCCATCGGGCAATACCACAGGCACAAGTGGATTACTGATTGATTATGATAACGGACGCGTTCTTTTTAATGATGGAGTGTCTTCTAGCGCTAATATTAGCGGCGGGTATGCCGTCAAAAATTTTAATACATATGTTTCTAATCAAAACGAAGAGAGTTTGATTATGGAAGGTAAATATAAATTAAATGCCCGCTATACTCGAGAATTAACCTACGTAGCCCCTTACGACGAAGTTACACCTGCCGTATTCCTATCTACTACTACTAGCAACAATGAGCCATTCGCATTTGGGGGAGAAGATAACACCATCTCTAATATCACGGCTGTAGCTTTTGCTGAAAATACTTATCAGCTAGATGGAATCCTTTCTATCTTTGCAGATTCTACTAAAGAGATCTTCAATGGAGTTCCCTATACAGGTGCCCCACTAGATGAATACGGAAATATTAAAAGTACTTATCCTACCGGCTATGATTATAAGAATGTTGCAAACAACAATTCAACAGACATTTTCTTTATACAAAACACTACTGTTTCAAAGATTTCCGATAGAATGGACAAATTTATACCTGTTCCTCTTTATGTAGGTTTTATCGACTTTGAAATCAACAAATACCGTTTTCCACGACAATAAAAGTTCTCAAAAAACCCTTTTGGCTGTAATTATTTTAAATAACTTTAAAATATTATGGCTACCACTAGAAATCGAATAATATACCAAAGTCAGGCGCTTTTTATATCGCCTAACTCAACAGGATTCCATATCCAAACAGGATCAACCGGCCCCACTAGCACCACCTATCTGCCCGCTGAACCCGGCGGTTGGGAAATTTCATCAGATGACAATTATAGCTTTGTCTGGACTGGTGTTACTGGCCGTAGTGCTGCTGAAGGATGGAAAGGAAACCCAGTTCGCAATCGTTCTCTGATTGAGCCCATGGAAAGAATTCAGTCTGCCAACTTTAATTTTACTATTAATAGGCAAGACATTAACGAATTTGGTAAATTGGCCCGTCTGGATTCGATTGTGATGGAATCCCCAACGGTTGGACTCGACTTCAATTATTACCTTACTGACGGAGGCAATGAAAGAAAAATGGGCTTTAACGTGCCTACGAGTTTCCAAGATGAACGTTATAAAACGGCTAATCGTACTTCAGACGCTTTTTGGACTGGAGATGGCTGTATCTCAGGATATTCTGCGCTCTCAGGTGTTCTTAACGATCCACAAGGTAATAACTATTTTATTGCTGTTGTTCCCGATGGTGAAGATGTTCAGGGTACTACAGATCTAGCCGCAACAGGTAGTGCGTTCACAAAGAATGATGTTATTTGTATAGGTAATGGTTTTGTAAGTGATTATACAGTAGAAGCTGCTGTAGGGTCGATTCCTACCGCCTCTGTCACTGTTGAAGCCTTTAATATTAAAGTAGATGATCACCTTTCTGGCGCGCCCCTCGATGGCTCTAATAACTATCTTGACGAAGGCGTTCCGGGTGTAACTCTTGAAGGTAATAGCGGAGCTTGCCGTTATGTTTTCCAAACTGGAATTGGTAACACAGGCACTGAAATGTATACTAAAACCCATGGTAAATCCTTTAATACAACAGGAAGCTCTAATATAGCTGCCCTACGTCCCGGCGACCTTACCTTCGCTATGGGCTCCTCCGGAAGTTATATTGGTCTGACAGATATGGCTGGAGCAGGCGCCGCTCACGTTCAAAGCTTTACTATTAATGTTCCCCTTAGTCGTACTGTATTGCAACGTTTAGGGAGTACTTTTGGCTATGCTCGTGTGGTTGATCTACCAGTTGATATCACTTGTACTGTTTCAGCGGTAGTATCGGAACTACAGAACAAAAACTTATTTGAAGAGCTCTGCAGTCGTCAAACTCATGACTTCACGCTAACTCTTCATGATTCCTCCTGTACTTCAGCGGGTGCAAAAAAATTGAAATATACCATTAAAGGTGCTCGATTAGATTCAGAAACCTTCACTAATGCCATTGGTGATAATGAGTCAGTAGACATGACGTTTACTTCTCAGATTGGTGGCGCTAATGACCAAACCGCTGGTCTATTTATGGAAGGCTCTTATCCTCGTTATCGGACAATTAATTATTGGCCGTTAGGTCAAATGAAAGATAATGCAACCACTTATCAAGGTGTGCCTTTATGGTTAGGAAGTAGTTAATCCTTCAATTAATTAAGCAAAAGCCGCCAAGGGTAACTTTGGCGGCTTTTTTATTATATAAGTGTATAATTAAAGTATGATTGATAGAAGAAAATTCATTGGTTCCTTAGGTTTATCTTTAATGCTACCCCCTTTAGAGTGTTTTGGTACCCACTCTCACAATATTAAAAGATTTGCAGCGGTGTATGTGCCTAATGGTATAAATATGAACCATTGGACTCCGTCTTATTATGGCACCCTAATGGACCTTCCTAGTTCTCTATCCCCTATGATGGATCATATTAAAGAAACTCAAATTGTCTCCGGATTAACTCACGATAAAGCTCGCGCAAATGGAGACGGAGCTGGTGATCATGCTCGCGCTTGCTCTACCTTTTTAACAGGCCAGCAAGCACATAAACACGAGTCTAAAATTCGCTCAGGAAAGTCTCTAGATCAATATCTTGCGGATAAATATAATGGCACAACACGATTTGATAGCCTTCAATTTAGCGGATCTAAAGCTCGAGTCATTGGTAAATGTGATTCTGGCTACAGTTGCGCTTATCAATATAATTTGTCTTGGAAATCAGCTTCTCAGCCTATGGCCTCCATGCATGACCCTAAAGACATTTTTAATAGATTATTTAATGTCCAAAAATTAGAGCAAAAACAAAAGCTTCAAAAAAAATCTATACTTGATTTTGTACTAGAAGAAAGTAGAGCTTTGTCCAATCGAATACCCGCGGCTGATAAAGCTAAATTAGATGAATATATGTATTCAGTAAGAGAAATAGAACTGGAATTAGAAAGAAGAGATAAATTTAATCTTTATCATGATTTCAAGTTTAATTTTGATGTAGAACATAAAGCAGATAAATTTAGATTAATTTACGATTTAATGCATCTTGCCTTTCTGACAGATACATCTAGAGTGATAACCTTCCTCACCGCCCACGATGGCTACAATGGCCCCTACAGAGACATAGGAATTAGCGAAGGGCACCATAGCCTATCTCACCACCAAAAAGACCCTCAGAAGCTATCTGCGCTCGCTAAAATAGACCTTTTCAACGTAAGGTTGTTTTCTGAATTTATCACGAAAATGAAAAAAGACAATTTGCTACATAATACTAATATTATTTACGGAGCAGGCATCTCAGATGGCAATAGACATAATCATGACGAATTACCTCTAATGGTTGTGGGAGCAAGGAAAGAAGGCTCCCATTTTCGCGTAAAAAAAGAAAAACCTATGTGTGATTTATTTGTAAGTATTCTCCATAAGCATGGAATAGCCATGGAGCACTTTGGGGATTCTACAGGAGAGTTGAATATAGTTTAACCATTAAAGGCATTATAAACAACATAATTTGCTTCGCCTGTACCATCTGCTGCATCTAATCCAGCTACCTGTACGGGAGCCGCATTATAAATATTATATTTAGCAGTAAGTAGCTCTAAACGCTCCTGAGCATCATTAGCGAAACCACGATAAGTTTTAGCAATCTCGTTCTTATTAGTGCGAGTAATTAAAGAATCTCCATCTCTTAATGTGATAAAGTCTACAGAACTGTCAATCCCTTTTAAGACTGCCCGAGCTTTCTTTTTATAATATTCAACTAAATAGATTTGTTTAAAAATTTCAGCTTCTTCGAACTTAAAGCTCCCAGTGGTCACCAAGGCGGTATCCCCATCGCTCATTCCAGACCCTGAGAAAGCACTATAAATCTCAGTATTTAGAAGGGCGACATTATTTTCAAGCCACCCTGAAATTGCACTTAGCGACTGATAGCCTGTATCGCTATCAAATTCATCACGATAGATGCCTGTTGCAATCGTGCTTACAAAGTAAGGGGTTTCTTTGCGATTAGAATTCCATGCCATAGTAACCTAATTTACACTTAAAAACCTTCTCCTAGAATCTTTTTGGCTTTTTCGTGGTTAGGATGATCAGGGTTGCAAATGGACGGACCTTCGTTTTGTAGTGCAATTGTCTTTTGACCACGAGTTACGCGGGTGAATTCCTTGCGCAATTTTTCCTGAAGTTCTTTTTTATTGCCGCTTGCATATAATCTAACTTTTCCACATAATCTTTGAAGATCCACTAAAGTCATTTCTCTCAGCTCTTTTTCAAAGATTTTAGCGTCATTTGTACGAAAATGGTTTACCTCATGAACTCCCAGTTTTTCCTCAAGTTCTTGAATTTTAGAAAGGGTGTCATCCTCTATTTTGCCGCTAGAATATTGCAAGTTCTCCAATTTAGCTGCTTTTTCCTTACTAGAAGCTGTAGCCTTCTTGGAAGCCTTCTTTCGTGTGGTTTTGCGTTTTGCTGCCATATTTAATAATAGTATACACAGGATTTTTTCAAAAAAAAACTCCACCCCAAAACGGGGTGGAGTCGAATTGCTTAGCGAAAAGCCCGATTACATAATCAAGCCAACCAAAGCGCGGTTGTCGAGAACCATACGTCCCTCTTCAAGAGCGCCGTAGTAACCAATTCGTTGCTGACGGATAGAGAACTGATCGTCCGCTACCAAGTTAAACTCAGAACCGGTTTCTGAATCCACAGCAATGGCACGCACCAGCGCATCACGACTGCGATCTAGACCTACGATAATCTCCTGAGTAGCACCATTAAAGACGCTAGAAGCCGAAGTGGAACCATGATCGAGGTAATCAATGCTACCTGCAACGGTGTCAAAGACATCATTGTAGCGCTTGCCTACACCCAACTCAAGGATTTCCATGATGTTGATACCGAAGAATTCAGTCACACCACTAGATTTCCATACTTCGTTTCGTACGGCGTCAGTAGCTGGGAAAGATGTAGAATCTTTATCAGCAGTTCCAACGGCTGCACGAGTATTCATGGGCTGATATGCGATAGAGCGAATCTGCTCTACCACTTCTGGAGAAACCAGAAGATCAGTAATTCCATGACGAGCTCCGGCAGGAGTACCACCAGACCACGAAGCGTTCACACGACGAGCTTTAGTCAGAAGCTTATTAATGTCATTCAATTGAAAGACATCAGCTTTAGTTGTCCTAAAGACGTTGCGGTTTTTCGCGGTAAAAGCTGCATTACCTGAAGTAGCCTCAGCGAGAGCTGTCATCAGCAAGTTAGAAGAAGTTCTTTCTTGCTTCAGCAACACTTCCTGTGCTACACGAGTAAAGGTTTTACCAATCACATCCAAACGTGAACGAGAGGCATACTTTCGATCGAAAGCTACCGCGCTGTCCAGCGTATAGGTTGTGAATTTCAATTCCGCAGCAGTAGGTTGCACCATGTTGGTCGGAAGACCACCGGCGACTGACTGACTCCAAACCTTGATATAATCTTCGTCGAAAATGTTATAATACAAGTCCAACGGAAGTGAAGGGTTGTCGTCAGCATTATACTGAAGCGGCGTAAACAGATTGCTGATTGTAGGAGCGTTATTAATAACTTCCGATACAACCGGACCAATAAACTCGGCCAACGCAACCTGTGCGTTATACGCAGTCTCGCGATTCTTAGAGGCCATAGCCTTAATAAGATCGAGCTGCTCAGGGGTTCTTTTTAATGTAATTTTCATTATATTAATTATTCCTTTCCGAGTTATTAGCCATTGTCAGACGGTGCCCATGATGCAGAAGCATCAATGTAAACCATCGCGTACTGTTCTGTACCCGTACCTGCAAACTCATCAGATTGCCCGTTTTGAGAAGTCCTATTGCCTGTGGCAAGAATATGCCCAACCACACGATGCAAATTCACAAGATCAGTGGAAACTCCGTCCATGGTACCTGCTGTCGAACTGACGCAGGCAACATTACCCGGAATAAATGTAGCACTCTCTGTGTACGCATCTGCAGAGAAGGTAAACAAACCTCTCACAGCGACCGGAACGGCTTGACCGCTCAGAACCGCTTGTAATTCGTCCTTCTTAATCGGATTATAGATGAGTTTTTCACCGTTCTCATCATTTTTAATCGTCTGATTAAGAGTGACTCCCAATACTGGGGCGCCGGTTGTTGCAGCGGTGCACCGGAGGGGAACTTGAGGGTATTTGTCGGCACCCAAGAATGGATAGTCCGTTTTACCAAGGTAACTAGAAGAAGCTGCGAATTCTACTACATCTTTCTTCAGATTACCGCTCAGCACCTTCACTAGTACACCAGCACTACCGTCGCCATTAGTTGATGGATTATCATCAACTATTTGATTGGCAAACATATTGATCACATCGTGATCACTGTATTGCCTGAATGGATATAGTCTTAATGCCATAATGTTTTAATATGTTACTGAAACTGTGTCTGGGTTAAAAGCCTTCATGAATTTGTCTCGTAGAGACTCTTCCTTTGAAGAAGCTTCATTATTATTAACGATTGCAGGCTCTTCAGCAGCTTCCACGTTTTCCACGAGATCTTCTACTGTAGCCTCTTCCTTGACGGTAGCTTTCGCTTCGTTAAGGTCAGCTAAACGTTTCTGAAGCTCTTCCTCGAGCTTGGCATCAAAGGCAGCTTGCTGCTCCTCTTTGTAAGCCTTACTCTTATGCTTAAGGATAACCCCAAGTTTTTGCTGATAACTTTCAAAAGCAGCTTCCGAAGACTCGAGCGCAGCAACTTCCTTAGCCAAAACAGCGCGATCACTGTCGTCCAAGTCGTACTGGGAATCGATGTTTTCCATTCTGCTATTGAACAATTCCTCTGCTTGCGCAGAGGCGATGGTGCCCTCGAGAGAAGAAATCTTCTCTTGAGCCTCTTCGAGTTGCTTTTTAAAAGCATCGATGCTAGCTTTGGCTTCTTCAGCGCGAGCAATCGCTTCAGCCTTTTCGTTTTCGGCTGCTTCTTTCTCTAGCTTCCATTCCGCATCCTTCTCACGGATCTTATCCATGATATGGGTTGCCATGTTGGCCACAGACTCTTGCGAAAACTCGGACTTTTTGCCTAACTTAGAATCGAGCATTTTTTCGAACTCCATAGTTAATTCTTTAGTGTCCATAGTTTTAAAACTGTTATCATTTTTTACATTGATTTCTGCATTTTGTGAAATTTTTAAAATATTTTTTTGAATTTTTTCTAAGGTAGGCATAGGCTTTTCTTCAGCTTCGCCATCCTCAATCTCCATTTCAACGCTTTCCTGTACTGTAACTCCTTTCACATCAGCAGCAGGTTTGGTAGTAAAACCAATACCTAATGGGAAAACTTCACCTGCCACTAAACGATATACAGGTGTCCCATCGTCCATTTTACCGCTACCATCAAAAGCACGCAAATAGTGTTCAAACTCTTTAATCTTATTAGGGTCGGTGATTATTTCGGCTTCACTGAGATTTTGAGATCCTACCGCGATGTTATAATCATTAAAGCCTAGCTCCCAACTCGCAGAAATCTTGTGATAATCTAAATCTTCAGGGTCACTAGCTTTTAAGAGAAGCTCAGCAAATTCAGGATTAACAGTCTTATAAATTACCGCTGCTAAGGAAATATAAAAAGGATCTACTCTATTTTCGAGTTTATCTGTATTTAAAATCTTTTCATTTTCCATATCAGTAAAAGCCGCATTTACGATATGACCTACAACTCGTTGTTTCTTATGTTCTATATTTGTAGGTTTATGAACAAAATAATCCACCAAGTCTTTAGCTGTAGCAGAATTGATTCCATCCCCATTCCTATTAAATTTATTAACAATAGCAGCATTAAAGGCGGCTCCTACTAAATCAATATTCCTGTCTAAATCTATACCTTTAGGAATCAAAGGCTTCAAATTATCTAAAGAAGCTACGCTAATACTTAGATCTTTTTCTAAGTCGTCTGTAGCAAAAACCTCAAAGTCAAATTGTGTTTTGAATTTATAAGGGTCACTCATACTCTTTATGTTACACTTTTTTAATCTTTTGGAGAATTCTTAGAGCTATGATACAAAATTGCAGATGAGTACTCATCTAATGAATGTTCTGAGCTCAACTCCGTAACAGGAGGAAGTATGTCTAGCTTAAGGATTTTTTTATTGTCTTTTAAGCAGCTTACCGCTGTGGTTTGCCACTCTGCTTTTTCGCGAGAACAAATAACTGCTTCACATACTTTTTGCAAAATATCCTTTTGTTCCTTAGTTAATCGTTTCTTTTTGAATACTTTTCGAGCTTCTGTAGTAAGCTTATTATAAAACTCGTTTGTAGAGTCAATTACGTCTTTAATTGCATCTACTGCATAAGTCACTTTATTAGCTTGGCTTTTAGCTCCTAAAGGACGTCCGGGAGATTTAGGAGTTTTATTCTTATTTTTTTGCTCCTCTATCATCTTCATATCTCGAGTAAACTCTATTTCATCATCCGCTTCTTCAAAAACCGGAACTCCACCTACCAATGGGTTGTACCAGCCCTTTTTACGATCTTCCAAGAATTTTTCTTGAGCACTCTCCAATTCTCTATTTGAAGGAAATACTCCTGTATCAATTACCTTCATTCCTTCTTCTGGAGGAAGAATACCGAGTTCCATCATACGAGTAATCACGCGTTGAACCTGATTCTCGTCTTTCATATCAATATCTTCAAACTTAGCTTGAGGTGCATCTCTGAGACCAAAGTTTTTACAGATTTGATCTATTTCAGGTTGCAAAAATTCTTTGAGGAAAGCCTCACGAGACTCATGTAATCTTTGTAAAAATAATTGAGCCTTAATAGTTGCGTTAGCGAATTTTTCTTCACCTAGCATTGCGTTCTGTAAACCCTCTTTAATATCGAGGTTAACTACATCATACTTAGATGGTCCAAGAACTTTTTGAAGGTCGGGAATGATAAAATCTGCCTTTGTGGTATAGTCGCTCACCAATACGCGTCCAACACTTTGATTAGTGAAGAGACTTTGCATAGCGTGCATGTTACGTGGATTTATACCACCTTTATCCGGCGGAGCTCCCATTGTTATCATTAAGACAACATTTTCAACGGTACGGCAAATCGCTTGATCAATTTTTTTCATCTCCATCTTGAAGTTGATGTCATCAAGAACAGCAAACCCAAAAGGGACGCCAAAGGGCTCATAATCTTGCTTCTTGTAGAAAGCATATCGAAGCTTAGATGGATCTAAATCGACCTTAATACCACCGGGCGTCCATGAATTGTTTCTTATACGTCGCTTGATATTTTCAGGCAAAGCGTTATAAAGCTCGCGATCTGAATCATTTTTCGGATCTTTTAGTCGCTCTATCTCATATTCACTTAGCACTTTAGCAAAAAATCTAACATCAAAAGAAGTAGTACGCTGAGCTACTACATCAAAAGGATTTAGCAAAATATATTTTATCGGAAGCTTGTTACTCGCGGCGGTTAGCCCCAAGTTTCTAATGCGAGCAAATTCGTCCGCTTTAAATTTTCCATCCACAGTATAAAAGAAAATATTTCCACTACGGTAATACTCTCTAAAAAATTGATCCTTCAGTCCCCATATTCCAATTTTTTTAAACCATGAATTAATAAAGCGTCTCGATTTTTCGGATCCTCCATCTAAGTATAATGAAGAGTTGGCAAAATCTGCCATCATGTCTATAGAGTTTCTAAAGATAGCTACGTTACAATAGGCTTTTTGACAAAGCTCAATAGCTTCGCGTACATTAACGCCATCCATTGCATATTGGTACGGTAACAACCCATCTCTAATATTATTGTACCCATAGAGCTTAGGCTGAACAGCAATAGCGTTACGACGACGATCTGTTGAGTCAAAACTTCCATTGCGAGCATAAGCCTCAGAAGTATATTGATAAAAAGAGTCCCCCATGAGCTTCGGCTCATAATCTTCAGTTTTCCCTGCTATGCTTTCATAGGGATTGTTAGGATACTGAAAATTTTTCTCGAACTTTTTCCAATAGTCCGAGCGTTTCGTATATTTTCTTTTTGCCATGATAAATTTTACACTGAATTAATTAAAAGTGACTTTGAAATGTTAAAAGTTAGTTTATAAACATTGGTTCAAATGTTTCTATTATATTAGATTTAGGCTGTTTTTGCGCATCAAAATAAATTTTTGTCATCCAGTTGGCTAGCACCAAAGCTGAATAAGAGTCTTTCCGGGCTTTGTCTGGCCCTGTTTGACGCCTCAAATTAGAAGGTAAATCAAAAGTTTGAGTCCCTTGGGCGGTTGTGGTGATCTGAATAAGGGCACACTCATTTTTAGTCAAGTTCATCATGTCAGCTTGGTGTTCAATAAAATCTATCATTTTAGCCCCAGCACTTTGCCTTTCGGATTCGCCAATTCTCAAAAAACGGATTTCCTCAATTGGGATTTTTTTGTTCTTCTGTATTGAATATTGATCATCAATAGCTTGGCTTGCAAATAAAATTCGTCGATGATCAAAATTTGCTTGCAATAACTCGTTGGCTTGCCTAATCCAATTGCTAGTTGGTTTACGCAAAATGATATGTTTATAATCGCCTCGATTATACTCTTGCTTAAAAAGCCTTAAATCATTCTGATATTCTTCAGGCCTATCAAAACCTACCTCAATTTGTTGCAACTTCATCTCTTTATTTTTAAAAAGTTCGCTCTCATTACAAGCTTGTAAAAACTGCACCCCTCCATTATAGTCACCACATATAGCAACTACATTAAAATTCTCTAAACAATAAAGAAAATAACGAATATGATGCTTTAAAGAAGTTCCAGCTAAAGCATAGCTATGCACTAAAACCGCCTTTTGCTCTTCTGCATTTAATTTTAAAATCTGAATTGCAAAATCATCGGAACTTTCTGTTTGTGACCATGATGGGTCAAAAGCTAAAATGTATTCCGCGTCAGGATCTCCCTTGACTTCAATGCAAGGAAGTTCCCCATCTGGAACAGTACAAAGCGCCATCTTACTTGTTTTAAAATACCCTGCGCTATCATCAGTGAAAACCGCTCCAAACTCTCTTTCAAATTGAGATTGGCTCATTGTAGTCTTAGCCTGATTAATCAAATTTTGGTCATATAATTGCTCTGGAGCACAATCGTAAGAAAAATGCATAATACATCTAGATGCATTATCTTTTTGTTCCTCTAGAGTAATATTAAATTCAAATTGCTGATACAGTTTATACAAGTATTCAAATTTGTAAGAAGCAGAAGAAAGAGCAATCAATTTATTATTAGGCCATATATGTCTTTCTTGTTCTGTCATTTTGCCATCCTCAATAAGCTGTGTTTCCAATTTATGAAGATCATCTCGTTGAGTAGGATTAGTTACGACAGATAAAAAAGGCACAATAACCTCATTATAAATTCTTTCGGGCATCAATAAAAATTCATCAATAATAATGCGATGAAAACGAAAACCACGTAATTTTTCGCCATCACCTAAAGGAAGAGCTCTAATTCGACTAGAGCCAATTTCCATCAACCATTCGTCATTACTTTTAGAGACCTTCGTAATACATTGCTTAAAAAGCCCTGCGTCAGGATGCATTGAAATATCTTCAATCTTTTTAAAGATCATCTTGGCTTGACGGAATGACTTAGAAAGTATTCCAATTTCTACCCCTTGATTTAATACGGCATCCAAAGCAGCATAAACACCTGTTGTAAAAGATTTAGACATTCCACGTGACCAAACCCCAAGAAAATAATCTGTTTCAAACATACTCTTAACGGCCATATGCTGAAAAGGGAAAAGCTTAATACCCATTAATAGCTCAGCTGTAAATGTAATATTACTACGCAAAAATTCATACAATGCAATCTTTGCATCACGCTCCTCTAAAAAACCCTTAAGCTCCATCAACTCGTCGTTTGATCGACAACGCTGAGGGGGTCTATTCTGCGTTCCTTCTATCCAACTCATGATCTAAAAAATATTGCATATCTGTTTCCCACACTTTCTTTCCAAAAAATAAGAGACGCAAAATCATCTCTTGAGACGTATCTCTATTTCCTGTAAATAAAAACTGACAATGGCCCCGAAACTCATAGCTTAAATCGCGGATGCGCTTAAGAATATAATCTATATTTCCCTTTCTGCCAAATGCCCTGCTAGCTTTAATAATTTTTTCAGGAGTCGATTCTATAACTACGAATAAATAAGAGTCTAGCTCTTTAGTTCTTTTTAACTCCCTTTTAAACCTATCATAATTTTTATTACTTAATGTAGACTGCAAATCCGAACCAGACTTTCTGTCTACAAAAGTATATGAATAATGTTCTCCAAATAAAGTATAATCCCCTACATCTAGCTTGTGATTCTTCGTTTCATGGTCGCCGGAAAATTGCAAAGGGGTTTGTTCTCGCGTATCTACAGCAATAGATAAGGAAGGGAGTTCTTGAGTAAAAAAACCCGCAGTTATTTTTTGATGGTATAAAGGGCGCAACCCAATAAGGTCCGCTGCCTTATTATAACTTCCAAAAACTTTTCTGTAAGTATCAATATCAGGTAAAAAACAACTTTTGATTTCTAAATGAAAAGGAGCATAGGATCGTTCTTTCTTTGATTGTCTTTTTTCAATTAATGATAAAATATAATCTTTTACTTCGTGAGAAGGGGCCTCCTTGCACCATTTTTTTAATTGTTGTTTAGTGGAAAAATCTCTGTCGAAATAGTGATCAATATTTTTAAAAGGGAGCGCTTCTCCTGTTAATTTATTGTAACGTGGATAATGGAGTGTATAGTATTCAGCCATAGAAAGGCCATGCTGCTTCAAATGCTTATGGAGAGACGCCCTGCCTTCAAACTCTTTTTTGCATTCTGCGCATTTGAATATTTTTTTTACCACTCGCTCCATTATACAATCTCCTGCCTGCTAATACCTAAGACGCGGGCTTTCCAGTCTACCATTTGCTCAATCTTGTCCGCTTCGTCTTCCACTGCGGTTTTTTGCATATCCGCCATTTTAATCATCAGCTGCCGCTCTTCTTCTTCTTGAAAAAGCTGAACTAAGGCCAATACCGAGGCGTTTCGTTGCTGCAGATTAGAAATGCGCTTAGCCCTCTCTCCATTTAATTTGGCAATCATTTTATCAATGCGATTAGTGCATTGATTATATTCTTCAGATTTAGTTTTGAGCATCTCTGTCAATCTCATTGTTAAATCATTTTGACCTTCCGCGTCATCAAACATTAAATTTAATTTTTGTTTTTGCTGCTCTATTTCTTTAAGGTTGACATAATCCATACATACATTGATATAAAGATTAAGCTCATCCGCAGTAAGATCAGGCTTATCCCATGTAGATCTAACAAACTCTGACTCGAAGAGCTCCCTGTTAGCTTTGGTAGTATAAGAATTAATAACTTGCAGAAAACGAGGAGCACCTAAATAGGTCAATAATCTTTCTAGGCATTTTTTGTCTTGGACATTAATCTTTTCAATTTCAAACTCTTTAAAAACCACCTTGTTAACTTTTTTTATTACGGTCGTCATGATCTTAGGAGGCGCGTAGCGATCACTGGCGGCATCATCGCGCATGTTAGTTAAATTCGGGAATTCTTTATTGATGAAATCAGATAAAGCAATAAATTTAGCACTTTCATAAAATCCCCTATGATTGGTTTCGTCTTTCCATAAAAGCTGAGCAATTTCTCTCTTCGTCATTTCAACGCAATAATGACGATGAATAAAATCTTTTTCAGTGTCTTCAAGAAAATATTTACTACTTTTTTTCTTAACTTTTGTGCGATACTCGAACCCTTTTTCTACCCAAAACTTACGTAGCGCCCTTCCTCGTACAGTGCTACCTTTTTCATTAGGATCGTCGAAAAGTTTTTTTGCGGCCTCGTTTAAGTCCCCGTCTAACTCTTTGAATAATTGAACCCCTCGCTCCTTTTCATCTTTGGATAAAACATAATTGTTACTCATAAAAAATATCCTCTTTTTCTATTATTTTTTTTGCTATTGTCTTATATTGATTCTTTAAATTTTTAATTTGCTTATAGCCCGCCTTGCGCCCTTTTTCATTGCTTTTATATCCTAAAATACGAGCCACCTCTTCTTCAGAGATACCATCAATAAAAAGCATCTTATAAACAAAATAATGACGAGAAGTTAATACAATTTTCATGCGCATATGTAATGTGTTTGTAGCGCGCCCAATATCAAAGTGGTCTTCAGGATCCGTGTTTTGCGTATAGGTATGAAATTCTAAAGAAAGGGGCATTTTAATATCATAGGCATTTTTTTTGGTTTTTTCCCATTTTGCAAAGTCGCCACATTCGTTTGATTGTAATCCGCTAGGCGTAAAAGCGCATAGGGCGGATATCTGTCCTTCTGCTTGTTCTTTAGATTGGTTGTGCTGGCAATTTAAACATGGTCTGGCAAAATTAGAGTAATTATTGCGTAAAATATTTTTAAGCTGATTAGAAATAATTTTGTTTACCCATGGCTCTAGCGCACGAGACTGATCCCATTGATCCCATTTTTTATAAATGTGTGCACGAATGATTTGAGCTACATCATCAAAATCAAACCACGCGATCGCATGCAGGTGCCATTTATAGTACCGCTTGCGTATTTCGTTGTCTATTATGTGAGCTTTATCTTCGTAAGTGTCATTATGCTCCATCCTCAGTTATCTGTGGCGTTTGGCGTGGCGCACATTCTGCCATGGATTGAGCGACAATCTTTTCCCTATCTGCTTTACTTTTACGACGCCCTTTGGTGGGAGTCGCTTTTGAATCAATTTCTTCAGGATTTAGTGGATTATGAAACAAATCCCCCAAAGTAGTCTTGCTGCTCTCAACTTCAATAGAGTACTCAAGCTTGCTCAATGCGGGGATATCATCCACCTCCTCTGCTTCTTCTTGATGTGTAGCGACTTTCGCTGTGCTCACGGTTCCAAACCTAGCTCCGCAAGATTCGCAAAACTTAGGTTTATTTAAAGTGAAGGTAGCTTTCGCTCCACAATCAGGACAAAATATACTAGCCATTTTTATATATTTTTAATTTTGGGGATGTTTTCAATTTTATTTACTATAAATTTAAGAATTTCGCTTCTTACTATATCTTCCTTTGTAAACTCAAAACAATGAATTCCACGTTTTGCGCTTTCTTCATCATCGAAAGTTTTATACATGGTTCTAAAGCCTGTTTTACCGTTAATGTCTGATTGTAAAGGGTCTCCACAAATAAACATCTTAGTATTTTGACCTATACGAGTCACCAATGTAACCAACTCTTTTAATGTAAAATTTTGAGATTCGTCAGCGATAATCAGTTTATTTGCCCAATTTGCCCCTCGCAAATAATTGATAGGTGCTGCTGAAATTATCTTCTCATCTGTTAGCATTTTAATTTGGTCATTTGTTAAAATTTCTTCCATTTTGTCATTTAGCGGCATCATAAAAGGGTGAAATTTTTCATCTATGTCTCCGGGAAGATGCCCTAAATTCTTTTCGCCGCTTTCAACGATTGTTCTTACATAGAACATATCGTAATCATTATTTTCATTAAAAATACGCAATGCAGAATACACTGACATAAATGTTTTAGAAGATCCGGCGGGGCCGGACACCAACATTATGCGCGTCTCTGGATCAAACGCTTTTTTTAAAAAATCTTTTTGCTTATCGGTTAAATCAAACTGTTTAAAATGTAAGTGATATTTGCTTATTATGTTCGGCAAAATTTTTTCCGTCATCTTAGGTTTCTTACGCCTAGCTGCCATATGTACATATATAATTACACTTGACTTATGTTTTTTTCTACTTAATATCTCAAAAAGAATGATATTCCATGTTTTATCTATTCCAGTGCACCCTACGCGCAAAGAAATTACTTTATGCGCTTTTACACAAAAAGTATATAAATTTTGTACGGAAATGACCCGTCGGGGCCATACCGTATATCACTATGGCCATCCCGACTCTCAAGTAAATTGTACCGAACATATTAACGTAGTCTCTAGAGAAACTTATAATAAAGATTATAAAAAGCAAGCATGGCAAACCCTGCTTCCTCAAGGAATAGATAATGAAACACATCGCGAATTTAACGCTAATGCTGCAAAGGAAATTTTAAAACGTCATAAAAATCCAAATGAATTTGTGTTAGCTTTTTGGGGATTTGGGCACAAAACTGCATGCGAAAAAGTACAAGATCGCCTAATTGTAGTTGAACCCAGTATTGGATATGATTCTATTTTTGCCGCCCACCGAGTGTTTGAGTCTTATGCTCAATTACATAAGCTTCTAGCTGCCTCTAAACTGCATCACCCTTCTTATACCGACCACGTTATTCCTCCGGGTTTCAACCCCAATGATTTTGAATTTTCAGCCCAAAAGGAAAAATATTTACTTTTCTTAGGTCGCATTACTGACGGCAAAGGAGTATGTATTGCTGACGAATTATCCCGTGCTTTAAGGTGGCCTATAAAGTTTGTAGGCCCCCATAATCTCAAAACCTCATTACGTCGAGATAATCCTTATGCCGAATATATTCCTACTGTAAGCACAGAAGAGAGAAAACATCTTTTAAAAAATGCCAAGGCTTTAATCATGCCTACTTTATATGTGGAGCCGTGTGGCTGGGCAATGATGGAAGCATGGTTCTCAGGAACCCCCACCTTAACTACTGACTGGGGAGGCCCTTCAGAATATAATCTACATCGTCGCACCGGTTTTAAATGTCGTACTTTAAACGAATTTTACCATGCGGCCACTTTGATAGACACTATAAATCCTGAGTATTGCCGTCGTTACGCCGAAAGCAACTTCCACATCAAAGATATTATGAACCAATATGAATCGTATTTTAACCTTTTGATTGAAGAGGGGGAAGCACCAAGTGCAATTCGGGATAAATGCACTTTTACCAAACCCCCGTTTTTGGTGTAAATCTTAATTATTGTTCTTATTATAGATAAGACGTTGAAGAAATGAAAAAAGCGTTTTCCCTTATTGAGCTTCTGGTTGTTATTGCAATAATCGCTATTTTAGCAGCCCTACTACTCCCCGCTCTTGCCAAAAGCAAACAAAGTGCTTCCAAAGCATTATGCATCTCTAATCAAAAACAATTAAATTATGCGATGAGTCAGCTTGCTCTTGATTCAGATGATAAAATAGTTTACGCATCCGCTTGGCATAATGAGCCTACTGCACCTAGAGCTTGGGTAGCTGACAGTATGTCCGGCGGCAGCAGATGGAGCAAATGGGCGCAAACAGAAAGATCCCTAATATGGTCTCCTCTATTCGAATATGCTGGCAAAGGTATATATAGATGTCCCGAGGATAAATCTATGGTCAGCTGGAATGGAGAAAGGTGGGGGATGG